GGAAGCTTTCTCATGAGCTTCATTTCCTTCGAGTTGAAAAAATCGTCTTTCAATTGTAGCCAATAATACCTCCGATTTTCAGTTACCATATTAAGCCTCCGTATTAGAAAATTTTGCATATTCCTTGTGAAAGAATAGTCTGACCGTGCCAAGGCTACCATGCCTATTTTTCTCAAGGATCAATTCTGTTACATTGTCTGGTTCCTCCTGCTCCTCACGATTGTAGTAAGCTTCTCGATAGAGAAATGCGACTATATCAGCATCTTGCTCGATCGAACCGGACTCTCTTAAATCTGAGAGCACGGGCCTTTTGTCATTTCGTTGCTCAACCCCACGAGATAGCTGACTCAATGCAATTACTGGAACTTTCAATTCCTTTGCTAATATCTTCAACTGTCTGGATATTTCAGACACTTCCTGTTGCCGATTTTCTCGACCTCTACCAGTGATTAGCTGAAGATAATCAATTACAATCAATCCAAGTCCGCCAGTCTCTTGAGACAATCGCTTGGCTCTTGAACGAATCTCAGCGATTTGGATTCCTGCTGTATCGTCAATATAGATCTTTCCTTTTGCAAGCTGTTCCTGTGCCAGGATCATCCTGCGCCATTCGCTTTCAGATAGATTTCCTGTTCTGACATGATACGATGGAATCAAGCCTTCTGCTGATAGCATACGTTCTACAAGACTTTCTGCTCCCATTTCAAGAGAGAATATTGCCACTGGTTTTCCAGCTCGTATTGCCACATTTTGAGCGATATTTAGAGCAAAAGCTGTTTTTCCCATTGCTGGCCGTGCTGCAAGAATGATCAGATTGTCAGTGTGTAGACCGGTCGTTATATTGTCAAAATCTGTGAAGCCTGTTGGTGTCCCTGTTACATCACCAACACGTTGTGAGCGCTCGTCAATAATTGACTGCGTAGAATCAATTACATCAATAATTGGACGGAAACCAGTCTGCTTGTCATTTGCTATATTTGATAACGCTTGCTCAGTCTGAACGAGTATGTCATTTAGATCTGATTGACCATCATATACGTTTGCTATCGTTTGATCGAGGTCTTCAATAACCTTTCGTGCTCTTGCTTTTTCAGCTACAACCTTGGCATAATGCTCAATGTGAGCACTGGTTGGTACGGCATTTATGAGACTAGCAAGAAATGCCATCCCTCCAATTCGGTCAAATTCTCCTATTGAATCAAGAGCTGATTTAACTGATACGGGGTCGATAGGTTCTCCCTTGTCCGACAAATCTTCCATGATTCCAAAGACAATTCCGTGTGATAGTTTGTAAAAACTTTCTTTTGTGAGGTACTCTGAAGCAATTAGGATTTTATCTGGATCTACAAAAATTGATCCAATTACTGCTTGTTCAGCAAGAAGATCGTGAGGCAGGATTGTATTATTTTCTGCCATAACTAGCTCCTATCTACGATATCCGAAACGCATTGCTTCTCGTGCTTCTTGAATGCGTTGCTGTTCAGCAATCATCTTTTTCAGTTCTCGTTTTGATTCTTTGCATCGCTCGCTAATTGAGCTGATGATGATCATTTGAAATAGGACCACGATGATTAATACTCCGACTAAGATTTCTGCTAACATTTTAATTCCTCCAATATTCTTTTATAAAAATAATTCCTGTGTTATAATTAAGTTATAGTTCTTTCAAAGTGCCTTTCTCAAGGCGCTTTTTTTATTTTTGCAAACTTCGACAGAATCGCTGAACATCTTCCAAATTATAGAGATACTTCCCGCCCTTTCCGGACTGTTGAAATTGAAATTTCCCTTGGTCTCTCCATTCTTCTAGTTTAGTTCTACCCCATCCGGTCGCTTCCTGTAGCTGTTTGATCGGCACCCATGTAGTATGTCTGCTTGATCTACGCTTAGCTTCTTCCATAGCTTTGATGTTGAGTGAAACCAGCTCTTCAAAGAGTTTATCTTTAAATTCAGTTCCAAATAATTCTAGAACCATGTAAGCCTCCTTACCCGACTAAGCTCATCTGTCCATTTCGGGCTTTGATTTCTAGCTTGGTATTTGCTGATGGCTCCCAACTATCCCAATAGTCGAAAGCTTTTTCCTCGTCCTTGCGCTTCAATAAGTCGTAGCGTGGAATACAGAAGTAGTCCTTGAAGTCTTTAGCAGCCTGTGAAAATACGGATTGTGCGAAATGTCGGTCACGGTAGGCCTGGCTGTCTTTACCACCTAACAATGCCACGACTTTCTTCTTACGTAGCTTTTCCAATGCCAGACAAACCGAAGGGTTGACTGGTTGCTCATTCTTAAGATAATCGACATCGGCTGATAAGATGGACTGCCCTTCTTTCAGCTTTTTCAATTCCTGGAGTGCATGGATCATTGCATCTTCTACCACTAATTCGGTAGGTTGTGTTGTCACTTCATTCATTATTCAAATTCTCCTTCTAAAATGTTGCTTTCTTTGCGGATATCGTTCAGGTCGTTGAAGAAACGAAGTCCTCGACTGATAAAACTATCAAATTCGTTTCGGATGATTCCGTCTGCTTTGAGGACTTTCTCTTCATCTGCATAGATCAGTCCACCCATGCTTGCTAAAAAGTCATTACCCTTCTGCAATAGGCTTGTGATGTTCTTGTAGGCTGAGATTTGCTTCTGAACATTATTGAGTTGTCCTTGCGATTCTTCAATCGCTCGTGTCAATTCATCGTACTGAGAAGATTTCTTATCGACCTCTTCACGCTGGGCCAGTGTCTCAGCAAGTTGCTTTTCGATAAATCCGGAGCGTTCTTCCATCGCCTTCACAGTTTTGGAAAGTTCCTTATTCTTCTCCAGCAATTGCTTGTTGAGGTCCTGTGTAGCCTTGTAATCGTCCGGTACGACTTCCTTGATAGTTTCCTTGACTTCGACCTTGGAAGACTTGAGTTTCACGTTCTCGTCCCTTAGAAGCTCGTTGGATTGTTGAGTGAGTTTGAGTTGGTGCTCTAGTTCTTTGTATTCCTTGTGCGTTGTGATGTCACCATTGAATACAGCTTGGTTTACTTCTGGGTTTGCAGACGGCTTAGACATTTCGTATTGCATCGATTTTGGCTGTTGTAAGAAAATTTCTTTTTCCTTTGGGTTGTCCAAATTTTGGACAAGCCTATAAGAGTTTATGTAGTTGTAGGCATTACTTTTAGAAATTCCCTTGCTTGCAACCCATTTTTGAAATGTTCCGTTATCATAACTGGCAAGCTCCTGTTGCGCTTTGTAAAGCACTTCACCAACAACGACTGAATAGTTTTGATAGATGCCGTCAAGTTGATTGCTTAGCGCCTTTAGCTTTTGTGCTGTTTCGGTCTCAACTAGCGAATAGTCAAAATCGGATAGTTCATTTAAATAATTCATTAAAAACTCCATTCCATAAACCGCTCCACTCATTGTATGAGTGTTCTACTTGCTCATTAGTGACATGGACAACTAAAATATCTCTTTCGGCCATAAAGTGGTCTTTTAATCTATCGACTACCCACCCAAGTTTTGTTTTATGGCTCTTTCCATCGATTTCGTAAGCAATTTTGTTTTCTTCATCAAAGAAGTCAACTGTAAACTTTTTTGTCATCCATTTTTTATACCCGCCTTTTCCAGTCCCAAATACAACTTGCCTTTTAAGGTGCGGATGCATTTGAGCGAACATAATTTCATGGCGAGTATTTTCAAATTTCCTAACCTGAAAATCGTACTGAGCCAAATTGTTTGATAAAGTGATTTCGTTCATGACGTCCTTTCTAAATTTGGTATAATGAAATAAAAACGATTGGAGAAACACAATGGAAATATCTACTGTTGAGTATTATTTCAGTACACTTGGAAAAACTATAACCATTCAAATTCCTAAAACTTGCCCTTTGTGTGGCATCGGAAATAATCCTACCAACAATGAAGCAGGAAAGTTAGAAATCCAAGAAGGTTACATTATTACTTTGCACCATCGTTGCCCATCTTGTAAGAAATACCACATGACAAATCAAGAATACCTGCGTCAATCTGATGAAACGACTATGGCCCTTGTTTATCCTAATAAAGTTGTTACCGATATAGACCGTCTTTTCATTGACCACGCTCCTAGATTTGTAGAATTTTACAGTGAAGCGATTGAGGCTGAAAAAATGGGGTTGGAAAATATCGCAGGAACAGGTTACCGCTCTGCTATTGAATGTTTAATCAAAGACTATGCCTTAGATTTTGGATTAGATGACAAAGAGTATCTATCTAGCCCAAAACTATCATTTAATAATGCCATTGATCGGTACATAAAAGATGACGAACTTCTAAAAGGTGCATTGCACTTTATTAGAGAAGTGGGAAATGACTACACGCATTGGGATAAAAACTCCAGCATTTCTCTTCTTACAATGAAGCATTATGTTGAAATTATTATTCAAATCTTTAAATCTAAATTTATGATGAAGTATCTTCCGGATGCTTGATTCCTAAACGCATTTCAATTTCTGAGATGCGTTTTTCTTGTTCTGCAACCTTCACGAATAATTCTTCGACGGAATAAGCAATAATTTTTTCCATTAATTTTTCCTCCTACTCCTCAAATTTTTCCCATGACTCATTAATTCGCAACTTTTTATTGATACGAAGTTTCAAGTCATCACTACCTTTACCAACATTGAACAGCTGCGTGATAGCTGAAGGGCTGACACCCACTACAATAGCTAGATCAGTCTGTGACCACCCACGCTTTTCAATGCGCTCTTTCACAAGCTCAATCCACTTACGATGTTGTTGACTCATGTAACCTTCTCCTTTTATTTTTTTATTGAAGTTAAAGAGTTAGTAAATCGTTTTATAAATTGCTTGACATTTTTAAATAAATAATTTAAAATGAAAGCATAATTAAAAACCTTGATAAAACATGAAATCTATCAATTTTCTTGCTCGCCAAAGCTATTTATTTTTGGATTAGTTTTAACTTGTTTTTTTACTAACTCATTAACTTACAAAAACTATTTTAAATCATTTGTTTAATTTTGTCAACACTTTTAAATAAATAATTTAAATATTTTTTGTCAATCTCTCAGAAAGGTTGATAAATCAATGTTCCCAACATTTGAAAAAGTTAGAGAATTAGCTCGAAAGAAGGGCTTATCTCTAAATCAAGTTGAAGAAAAACTTGGATACAGTAAAAATACTCTGTATTCTTTAAAGCGACAAAAGGTCAGCTCAGAAAGATTACAAGAAATCGCAGACTATTTCAACGTGTCCACCGACTACTTACTAGGACGCACAGAAAATCCAAATATTGCGAAAGATGGTGATGCTTCTGCACCATTAGACCTCAGAGACATTGCTGCGCAATCAATGTTGTTCGACGGTAAACCACTTACTGAAGAAGATATCGACTTTATCACAGCAGTCTTGGAGGCACACTTAA